GTTCGGCACCCAGCGCGCGCAGCAGGTTGCGGCTGATGACGTAGCCCAATACCGCTGCTAGTAAGACGGCCAGCGCCGTAATGGCGAGCAGCAGGTTGCGTTGTGACAGATAGTGTGCGTCATTTTCGCTGACCTGCAGTTCTGCCTTCTGGTTGCTGTAGCGCAGGTATTCGCCAATTGCCTGGGTGAGCTCGGCCAGTAGTGGTGTGCACTGCTCGCTGACCATGCGCAGGGCCTCGTCGTCTTCACCCTTGAACAGGTGCTCGGCAATGGTGTGCGCTACCGGTTTGTAGCGGCTCTCGACCTGCTCGATGGTTGAGAACAGTTCACGTGCCTTGGGCGACACATCATCATGGTTATCGATTGCCTGGCGTAGCGCGGCGAGGCTGCTGGCCACCATTTGTTCGTTGACGGCAATCGCGCCCCGCTGCTGTCCTCTTGCGGTGACATTGCTGTTCAAGGCGATGTTACGCAGGGCAATCGCGCGCTGGGCGGCGGCGTCGTTCAGTGCGTTGACCAGGCGCGTGCGTGCATCAACGCCATTAACGTAGAGAAAAAAGTCTTTATTGCTGCTGGCCAGGGCGTACAGCGAGATAGCGGCGATCAGCAACATAAACGCGAGCAGGCTGGCATAGCCGGCATAGAGACTGGTACGTGTAGAGAGCCGGGGAGTGTGCGATGGCATGATGTACCTGCGTAATGGGAGGAGCAATTTAGGGACACCTGCAAGCGTATGTATCCGCCCTTGGTCCGCATCCTGCGCAGGTATTCTTTTGTTCGACGGCAACGAGTAGCGGCGTTATTTTTTGGCTAGCCGAAACCTGTACAAGTTTTCTTTCTTGTACAACTCTTGTACAGCTATCTTGCCGTGATGTCGTCATGACATCACTCAATCCCGATGAACGGACAGCAACCTTCGATTTGTGGCAGGCGGGGGAATTAGAGGTTTGGCTATCGAGCTGACGACTGTCTGGCGGCGATACAGCCGAAGGCCATCGTGGGGCCGATAGAACCCTGCGAGCGCTGTAAAAATGCGTGGAGTTATTTCTGTACAGGTACGCGCTAATTGTGAGCATGCGCTGCGCTAGGGGCTGTTGCGGCTAAATCGCGAACCGCGCGCTGCGAGAACTCGATGGGATTGATTGCGCCACTGGCGGGACATTGATGCCGGCTGGTCGCGCATGAGACGGACTAGCGGATTTATCGACATGAACGTCCGATTGGTCGATTTTGCCAGCTTGTCAGACGCCAGTTATCTCCGTCCTGAATGACCGCTTCTGGCCGATAGTGGTCGGTCGCTCACGACCCCCCAGTCACGCGAGATACCTGGATCTGACCACATAGTGTCGCCGCCATCAGCTCTGTTCTTGGGACGGAGCACCTCAAGCGCCGTTTGCCCTTACCGACGGCAGTCTAGCCTTGTTAGGCTAAACAGATGCCAAGGTCAGTAAGGTGCGAAAATTGCTCGTTCACATTTCCATCAATGAGGTCCGGCTGTTGGGGGGCGCATCCGAATTCAACGCGATCTCTCGGGCGATTCGCAAATGCCAAGTCGGAGCCGTGATCCGTTTACCACTTGAGAAACAGCGATGTAACTACGGAGCATTCGAAGTCAGATGCACCACCGGATTTGCAGGTGTGGGCGCTCAAGGAGATACAGTCTTCATCGCATACCCTGAAAGCCTGAGGCGAACTCTGCCGCCATATTTTTCGATGCCCCTCGAAACCCAATCTGGCTCACAGTTCTTCCTGAGTGCATGGCAAATGGATGATTTGCGTGTTCTGTTGGGTGATTCGCTGACGATGGTCCTGGACGTGGGGGAGCAACGTTAGCCAGTGTCCGCATAGGGTCGATTGCCGCCTGTCTTGAGGAGCAGGGCGTCACTGCTTGGAAGTAGTGTTGGTACGAAAGTGGTACGCAGCTTTCAGGTCGGCTCTGTAGAGCAAGGAATACGTGGCCTACAGGATTAGTAACTCCAATCCATCACCGAAAAGGCAGATGTTTTTCGCTCGTGAATGGCAGCAGTCGGCCAAAAGCTGACCTTCGAACAATATTCAAGGGCACCATAAATCAGAAAAAAGAGTAGCGGACATGAAAAAGGAATTTACCCTTCGGACTGCACTGCCAGGAGATGGCCTAGCTATTTTCCATGTCACTCGGCAGTCAATAACCGAGCTGTCGAACGGACTCTATACCCCAGAGCAACTCAATGGCTGGATGGGCGAAAGAACCCCAGAGTTTTATGAGCAACTGATAAAGCAAGGGCAAATGGTCGTGGCGCTGCAGCTGGGAAGGATCGTTGGATTTGTGGATTCAGAGCCAGGAGAAGTGACACGGCTTTTTCTTCTTCTCGAGGCCTCCAGTAAGGGGCTCGGTACTCATTTGCTCAAGACAGGTATTGATAATGCGCGTGGGCCTGGCATCCGCGTCATAAAGGTAGAGTCGACTTTGAATGCTGAAGGCTTCTATAAAAAACATGGCTTTGTGACACAAAAGCACGGTTTTTTCAGCCATGGTGTGGGTGGTCAACCCATAGAAATCATTCACATGGAACTTGAGTTGGAGTGATTTATTCTGCATACCTCCACGGGCGCTTGGAGGTATTTGATTCACTGACGAAAGTCAGCTTTGGGTCGGTTTCAGCCCTTGTAAGTGTCATGTGTGAGCACCTGCAGATCGACAGTCGCGATCTTTTGAATCAACTGGCGATATCAGTAGCAAGACTGTTTATTACGGGCGCCCGCGATTTTCATTACTGTGATGAGGTGATGAATATTGTCATCAGCGATATCGTCGGCTTGTCCATGCACACGGAGATGCCCCAGCCGCCATTCTCTAACCGACCGATCCTTGGAGTTTGTGAGCAGCGACCACTTACCACGGCGCTGGGCCTCAGATTCGCGGGTGCAGCCGATGGCGCTGATCTCAAGCGGATTGTCGCCATAGCGCCGCTGGAGCTTGGCGTCCGCCACGGCGGTGACAACGGTATCGAAGTTGTTCCCCGGGTTGTCGTAGCTGATCAGAGCACGGGTGTAGCTCATCCCGAAGAACTGCTGGCTGAAAATATCGAAAGGTGGCAGCCGCTGACCGCCGCCGGCGCACTCAATGAGCTGGGCACTCTGGTGGAGAGGCTGATCGAGCAGAGACGCTTGCGCGGTGTCAGAAACCCTTACCTCATAGTCACCGAGGACGACAGGCAGGTTACAAAGCACATACTCCGTCTCCGCTTCGACGATGCTCGCGACAAGGCGATCACCATCGCCAGAGAAAACGGCGATGGCGTGTTGGCAGCCCGCATTCGAAAGTTCCAGTTCCGCGACATCCGCCCCAAGGCTGCAAGCGAGATCCTCGGCCTAGGAGATGCAAGCCGGCCCTTGGGCCACACAGACAAGCGGATAACCGAGACCCTTTATCGACGCATCGTGGAGATCGTAAAGCCGACTCGCTGACCGCAATTCGCAACGAGTTGCGGAAACCGCCTGAAATGATGCGGAAACGCTCGGTCTGTAAGCTGATAGCTTTGTCGAAGCGCAGAAACACAAAAGCCCCGCTAGTGCGGGGCTTTTGTTTGAATCTTGGCGGGAAACCAGGGATTCGAACCCTGGAGACGCTATTAACGTCCGCCGGTTTTCAAGACCGCTATGCAAACTCACGCGACTCGGGGCTCTGAAGGCTCGCGGAGTTCCATTACTCAAGGAAACTGACCGGGCTGCAGACCGCATTCTACAAGGGGTGCGGTTTTAGTTTGGGAACTCTTTTTCCCCCCTCCCCGAAGTCCTGCCCGTCTTCAATTTACTAACGACAAAAACCGCAGCCCGACTGTTTTTTTTCTGAACCTCGCTGTACCCTCTGCGGACATGAACCACATCACTCAAAAGGACTTGACATGATAACGTACTCACCCCATCCCCCATGCAACCGGAAAGTTTCGCTTTCGATAGCGAAAGTGTATCTCCGTTAATAATCTACGACGCAACTCAATAAAATAAACATTTACTCATATAACTAAAAAGGAAAAAGATATGTCTGCATATATCACGCAATGCATGATGAGAGCAAAGCAATCAGTAGCAGATCTCAGAGCAACTGGGAAAGAGCCAACCGCTTTAGAAATAAGTTCGGACGTGTGGACCTTCATCAACATGGGAGGAATCAACATGTTTCCTGGCCAGAAGATATTTTTCGGATTAGAAGTCTTGGAAAGGGATGATTTGCAAGATCACATTAAAGCTGTTTAAACCATTTAACAGTAAACTTCTAGCACCATCCAAGATATATAAATTTTTTAAACACTTTATTTAACCAACCACACAGCGATAGCTCGAAATCTTAAGCTACGAACTCCATAAATACAAAAGCCCCGTATTCGCGGGACTTTTGATTACGCGACCATCTCATGAGAAAGAATGAATAGCAGCACTAGGAAATTAATTTACACTACCATACCCCTTTAGCACACCTGATAGCTTTTCCCTATCGCGCAGCAATAAGTCTAGACGAGTACTAGCTTGTTTCTTACTATTTCAAAAATCCTGAAGATCATACGCAAAACAGCCGCAGACACGATCGTATTACTCGGGCTGAAAATAGCGCTACATCACAGATACAAACTATGTTAAATGGTCATAGATGTGTCGTACAGACTGCTCTCGGAACGCTCTGGAACAAGAGTCGGTATCATTTAACCTGCCGAGCCTAATATAACTGAATATGGGGGACACCAGAAATGGCGGTTACAAAAGGACACGGAAATCCTAATTGGACGCGTGATGAGGTGATACTTGCGCTTGACCTTTACCATTCCTGTAATGGTCAAATTCCCGGCGCCAATGATGATCGGGTATGTGAATTATCTGCTATATTGAGGGCTTTCCCACACCATAGCGATGCCGCGCGCAAAGAGTCCTTCAGAAACCCCGCTGGCGTGGCATTCAAACTTCAGAACCTACACAGTGTAGCCACTGGAACGGGACTTAAAAACACCTCAAAGATAGACCACAACGTTTGGAAAGAGCTTGGAGATAACCCGACACTGACTCGTGAACTTGGAAACCTAATCCGACAAAGCGTCATAATCATTGATAGTCTTCCACAATCAGAGGACGAAGTAGAGTTCGCGGAGGGCAAGTCTGCAACGAAAGTTCATATACGGCGTGAACGTAGTAGAACGCTGAGAGCAAATTTAATTTCACGACGACTCGAAAAGGGCGAGCTATGTTGTGATCTTTGCGATTTCAATGGAAGCAACGTCAACCCGAAACTCAGAGACTCAATATTTGAGTGTCATCACCTTATACCGCTCAGCATCGTTGGAGAGACAAAAACCAGGATTCAGGACGTGGCTTTGTTATGTGCAAATTGTCATCGATTACTTCACCGGATCATCGCAATTAGGAAGCAGTGGCTTTCCATCGAAGAGGCTAAGGGCTTTCTTTTTAACTAACCTTTGCAGTTGAACCTTCAATGCTTAGTCGACCAGAATTCGCACTCATGTCAACATATCGGCAACCGCAAGAGAAATACGCCGTGACCATGCTTTTTATTTTGGACGGAGTTTATATTAATGTCTAATGAGTACTCACTATCAGAGACTCTTAAGCGGATGTACGAAAATCAGATCGCATTAGAAGCGGCCTTAATGGAATTGACACTTCAAGCCGAGCGCCAAGGACTGCAGGATGTTGGTGCTAATATTCGCGGAGCTTTGTTCGTAATCGGTGAAAATTCTGGTTATATTAAACAAGGCTTAGCAAAAATAAAAAAGAACAACTAATGATCAATACAGAACACTTAAGACTCATGCAAAGATAGTGCTCCTTACTTTAAAATCACAGCACTGCTAAATTTTGATAGCGCCATCTATATGTACCGTTGATAGTCAGCATCAAATACAACAGCCGCTTGTACGGAAACTGGTAAATTATCTGGAAATACGCTCGCAATATGAAAATCTAGAATCTTGAAAACCCAGGTGAAGATTGACCTTCTGACCACATGCTCACCGTTCAGTCATGCGCCTGATTGACGCGCCGCCATTCGTGATCGATCATGAGCTCGGCTGAAGGACATGGTCAGTCGGCGAGCACTGGATAAAATTAGCAAGGACTGCGGCAATCTGCATGACAATCAGACACCTAGGTCGCGACGTGGCGGGTTGTCCCTGAGTAGCTATGAGTACGATCCTCAAGACAACGATTGCCAAAAATGGTGTCATAATATCGACCCCTGACGGCCTCACCTACGGAAAGGGTGTCACCCTCTGCCTCAAGGATGAGTGGTCTAATCTTAAAAAATGAATTCTAGACTTGAAGTCGCGAATAGTTAAAATGCGCCTCGACTATGAGACCTCTATTCCTATGATTGACGCAGTTGACTTGTTTTGTGGTGCTGGCGGACTCACCGCAGGGCTACGGCACACCGGAATTTCAGTCCAAGCCGGTTATGACATTGAGCAGCAATGCGAATATGCCTATCACCAAAATAATGGTGCAGCTTTTATCGCAAAAAATGTTGAAGATGTCACCGCGCCAGAGCTTTTAGCTTGGTATCGCCCTGAGAGTTATAGGCTTCTTGCGGGCTGCGCCCCCTGCCAACCATTTTCGAGTTATAACCAGGGTAAAGACACCCGGAACGATCGAAAATGGCCGCTCCTGTACGCTTTTCAACGGCTGATAGAGGAGACACAACCTCATTTAGTCACGATGGAGAATGTTCCAGATGTGACAAAACATGAGGTCTATCATGACTTCGTAAAGGGACTGGTTGAGCAAGGCTACTCTGTGTGGGCAGATCGTGTTGCATGTGTCGATTATGGCCTGCCACAGCGACGCAAGAGACATGTATTACTCGCTTCAAAATTGGGAGAGATTGCCCTAATCGCTCCTACGCATGCCGACAACCCGCTTACAGTTCAAGAGGCCATTGGCAATCTACCCCGCATAGCGGCAGGAGAATGTGATCCTAATGACCCGCTACATCGCGCTGCCACCCTCACAGCGCTAAACATGCAGAGGATTATCCATTCCCGCCAAGGCGGCACATGGAACGATTGGCCAAAACATTTAGTAGCTAAATGCCACCAAAAACCTAGTGGTAGAACATATCCTAGCGTGTATGGGCGCATGAGAGCAGACCAGCCCAGCCCTACTATGACGACACTATGCTACGGTTTCGGCAATGGCCGCTTTGGGCATCCGGATCAGGCACGCGCTATTTCTCTACGGGAAGCCGCAGTTTTACAATCTTTTCCACCTGAATATGTTTTCATGCCACCCGAAAAAATAACCTTTAAAGCTGTTGGCCGAATGATCGGCAATGCCGTCCCAGTACGCCTAGGTGAGGTAATTGGTGAAAGCTTGATACAGCATGTCGCTTCTTACGAAAAGAGTAATCAGGGAAAGCTGTCCAGCACCCGCAAAAAATGAATATGCACCGGCATTAATCATTAAAGATTAGATTAACCCAAAGAAACTAAATTAATCTAATCATTTAAGCGTCGCTTACTGCAAGCCGGGGTAAGGCATTCCCGCATTATCCCCAACCCTGACCAACATAGATAGTATAGGGTTTTTATCTACATTTTTATTGCGGTATCTACTCAAAGGTTCCCAACCTGAGAGTGAGTGTATAGCGTATAAAATCAGCTCATATCCGCAGCTAGCAAACATATAAAATGTCGGAAAAGTTGCAGGCAACCAAACTGGCCTTACGGGAAGATGGACAGCAGTCTCAGTAATAGCGATTGGCTGAACATGAAAAAACCCGTGTTTTTTATCAGGGAACTTCTCTGGATGCTCAAATCGGTATCCGAAACCTTTTAAATTATAAACATCGTCTCCACTCAAACATACTGCTTCAGCATTTATCTCTCCATAATCAGTAGTGACAAATCGAAGAAGTTTAATCCATCCATTCCGCCTATCAATATCCACAATGACGTATGGCGATTGCGTACTAGGGTTCGTAAAAAACGCAGCCAGGACATTTTCCAATTTTATTTTTGGTGAGTCCGAATAATAAATTGGAGTCTGATTCTTCTTTGCCTCAGTCGCTTTCAACGCACTATACTTATTCAGTGCCCCTTGCGAAGAGATCTTTCCGAAATTATCGTTATGCAAATCGACCAAAAATTTAGCTAGCGCCGAAGCTTGGGCTCTGTCCATATATACCCCGAAACAACATTCACATTAACAAGTAAGATTGAGGCTCATAATTTACAGAAGTATTCCCGCACTTTAGATCACCATGAACCCAGCGTTCCTTATCAAAAGAAAGCAAGTCGCTAGGAAAATTTTTGGCATTAGCAGTGGGAATAAATAACGAAACATCTTCACAAAACTTTAGACTTGGTAATTCATGGATATCAAAGTCACCCTGACCTTCTAACCCCACCTTAACCTCTTCAGCCCAAAAAACTGGCCGACTGAACATAAAAGAAGGTTCAAACTTGTAGGGCTTTAAAGAATCTGGCACCACCGAATGATCGTTTAGGGAGCATAGAGCATTCCAATTATCTTCAACTGAATAGTCTGCTAAAACCCATGGTAAAACGGGAGAGATATGGGGCAAGTCTGCGACAACCTCCTGGTTAGGCATTACTATCTTTTCTAGCCAGTGCGACACCACAACCGAGCTTACTCTCGCAAGAGTCCGATCATCCATATTGCTTAGCAGCGGAAGATCTTTCTCCAGAACATTAAACACCCTTATATCTCTACGCTGAGTCAACAACTGACGAAAGGTTACAGGCTCGGTGCTTTCAATACCTAGGTACCCTAAGATTTCATGCCCTATAAAACGAGGAGACTCCACATCAGAAACTTCAAAACCTAATACCTGCGTTATTGATTTGTCTAAATTTTCAAGTACGAACTGGTGCATCTGAGCAAATCTAGATTTCTCTGTGGTCAAATCGGGCCAATGCCATGGGCGAAAACCCTTAGCTCCATTGACGCTCCATAGTGAGGGCTCAGCAATTTGTTCGCTTCCGACATCAAGGTCAGCATATGAGGAAGAGGTACGCGTCATCGTCAAGTCAAATGAATTAGTGCCAAACTGATTTACAACGACAATCGGACCGACATCGCACATGAGTCTCCCGGCGTATGCGACTTCTGCTCCGGTAGACCATGCAGACCCCCCGGCCACAGCATCCAACCCTAGAAGATCATAATCTACCAGCACTAAATCGAAGCCATCTAGCACATTTGATGGGTTATACCCCTCCTTTCTAGACTCCAAGCGTTTAGTATGAAGATCTGCGATGATTCTAGAAACCTCTTGAGTTTCCGGAACAACAACCTGAAAGTCACCGTAAGTTTCAATTCTATTTTTCCATGATTGCGCACGACCAGTTTCATCGTCCAATATCAGAATCTTCATTTCCTCTCCGTCTCCCACTCAATTTTGAACGCCGTATTATAGCCATCAAAAGGCTTAACAAATGAAATATCGCACCTCAAAGAATCTGACACCATTTTAACAATAGTTAAACCTATTCCCATGCCACCTAACCCTAAAGCTTTTCGCTCCTCGGGTATCTCTAGACGGCGGACGAATGGCTTGAACAAATCATCACTATCATGCAGCCTAACTCCGACACCGGTATCTAATATATACACAGCATTAGAACTGCCACTTACACGAGAAATACAACAGATGGTTTTTTCAGGAGTATCTATCATTGCATTAACAGCATTAATGAATACATTCTGAAAAATAGCATTCCAAGCGGCTAAAGTTGCTTCGGGAAAGTTCAATCCATTGTCCACACCAGAACAGTCGACGTTTACATTTCGCAAAAGGGCTTCGGAGTTATTGACAATTCGCTCAAGAACCTTCTTCACCTTGTATTTATTTCGTTTCTCGCGATCATATTCGTTCATTAGCGGTGAAAATAGCTTACGAACTTTAGCCGACCGCATTGCCCATGCGTCAATCGCAGATATTAATTTTTGATCGCGTAGATGACCAGTACCGGCAGTCAATTGATGCCTTATTTCGTTTAGCGCAGATATTTCCTTTCCCGACTCGTGCTCCATAGCAATTGCTGCCATGCCCGTAGTCGCAAGCGTAGCTAATAAAATTCGTTCAGCATTTATGCCATCTTGGCGTTGTTGCTCTAAACTTTCTAGCTCTTCGAATCTATCGGAGACTGAAATTACTTCCTGCTTCAGCTTCTCAGGAACACGCATTGAAAGTTGGAAAATCTGCTCTCTGATTTCAGATATTTTCTCGTCAGTACGCGGTATTTCAAGCTTTTCAGCAGCAATCGTTCGCTGTCTACGCTCATAGGAGCGCATGGCATAATAATCCATGGCCCATCTAACGCAGTTCTGGAGTTCAACAAATGCATCATTATCAATTAGCCGGTCTCGAGTAACCTGCACATTCAAATAATTTCCGTTATCGATATTTTTCTTTGAAGCAGTTTTCCGCTCATGAGAAGTCGAAATACTGGCAATACCAAAAATTCGACTATTAGTAGGAAGATCGTTTAACCCACTCTGAACCTGCAACTCAGGAGGCAATAGGTCCGAACGATTCAGACGGTGCGAGTGCGCTATTTCTAGTTGTAACCAATCTTGCTCGTCACCGCCATAAAATGGCAATCTAAATCCATTATCATATATATGAATACCACCGAATTTTCGGAAGTATTCTCGCGCCTCATATACACCTACTCCGCCTGCTTGCTTGCCAGAGAGTTTGAATACATAAATTTTAAATGAGACCTTATCTAAAAGCCCACCCGGCGCCTTGTATTCCGCTTTATATTTATCACCATCCCTGAAGTTTACTTGAACCTTATTGGCTCCGCCAACTCGACCATTTCTCAGCGTACCATGTATTGTTGCAATCCAATTATCAAGAGCCCTGCCCATCTGTTCTGAGAATGCCTCAATAGCTTCGTCAGGGAGTCCCTCTATTGAAATATCGAATTGATCTTCTTCATCAAGATCATCAAGCAATTTTTCGGGAGGTTTAAGAAACCAGAGCTCCCGCGCTAAATCCTTAAGTTTTGGAGCATCCCACTCTTGTTTGAGCCCTGTAATCTTCACGGACGTACCGTGCATACTGCCAGGTGTTAAGTTAGCGCTCTTAGATGGAGCAATATGAGCACCAGCTTTTATTAAGTCGCCGGAATTTCTAGCACCATCCCAGTCTACATCCGCTTGGAATGGGGGAGAGCCCTCTTTCTTTGATGTCAGCTGTAGACCATCTCCGAGAAATTGCACTGCAAGACGCCCGATGCCCTTCGATCCTGTTACAGTGCGGTTTCTCGCTGTTTCCATCTTCTCTTGTTTGTGAGTTGTTCCGATGCGCAGCCAATAATTAACATATTCATCACGCGACATCCCATCGCCATTGTCAGTGACCGTTATACTCGTACTATCAAATGTAATACAGACTGAAGTTGCATCTGCGTCATAGCTGTTTTTTACAAGTTCAGCCAAAGCAACGTGAGGTTTGCCGACCAGTCTCTCACCCAACTCTCGTAACAATGCCGCATCAACCGTAAACTCTTTAAACTCCGTTTTTACTGCGGAGCTAGCTATTCTAACCGGCATTTACATAGTCCTTTTAGGTCAACTTTCGCACTTGTTGCTCTGACAAATTGGATAGAACCATAGCACGCGTTTTCATCTTCAGCTAACGACAAAGAGCGAATCCAAATTACGGATGATTTTCGCCCCCCTTTCCTAGCGAATACTACCGTAGCAGAACCTTCACGTGCCTACCGCTTCTCGCTAGCCAGGACGAGATCCTGAGGTCCCCCTCGTGTTATCAAAAAAGTCTGGCGAGTGCGTTAGGCGACCAATTCATAATAACCAACTCACTGCTGACGTTTGCTTCCTTTTTTCGTTGATTGCTGACTGTATAGCGAATGTCAAGGTTCTCAACATGAAAGCCCTCAAACACCTGCCGGATGTCTGGGTGGTCGTTAATGCTGACCATTACCCTACCCTTGCAGCGCCGCATGAAGTCGGCCATCCGCTCGTAATTCTCAAACGGGAAGTCGACGCCATAACCAGCGGCCTGCCAGTAAGGTGGGTCCATATAATGGAAGGTATGCGCACGGTCGTAGCGCTCGGCGCAGTCCAACCAGGGCAGGTTTTCGACGTAGGTGCCGGACAACCGCTGCCACGCTGCAGAAAGATTCTCCTCAATCCGCAGCAGATTGATCGCCGGGCCAGTGGTGGCGGTGCCGAACGTCTGCCCCGTGACCTTACCGGCAAAGGCATGATGCTGCAGGTAGAAGAACCGAGCTGCACGCTGGATATCAGTGAGGGTTTCAGGGCGAGTCATCTTCTGCCATTCGAACACCTGCCGGGAGCTGATCGCCCATTTGAACTGGCGTACGAATTCCTCCAGGTGGTTCTGCACCACGCGGTACAGCGTAACTAAATCGCCGTTGATGTCGTTGAGGACTTCAACCGGGGCGGCCTGAGGCCGCATGAAATAGAGCGCGGCGCCGCCGGCAAAGACTTCGACGTAGCATTCGTGTGGTGGGAAGAGCGGAATAAGGCGATCGGCCAGGCGGCGTTTGCCGCCCATCCAGGGAATTATGGGTGTGGACATATAAAAGCAAGACCTTTGCTGTATGGATAAACAGTGCTAGGCTCGCTCCGCTTTGTGCACGAAGCAGGAGCCTTGGCTGGACTTGCAGGGACGATCTGCGGGAAAAGTGGCCGAGATGGATGTTGACGCATCCTGACCGGCCGCTCCTTTTACTTCGGTGTAGAAACTTCTTTTGCGTAGGCCTGACAGGCCCGTAGGGCGATCAATCCTTGATCGCCGCCATCGGTGATTCCGATAATTCGTTGAGCATGCGTTGGGTCAAGTTGGGCTCGACGGGTTGCATGAACCACGCCGACGGCGCCGGGAGTGGTAGGCACGTTGCAGCCACTGGCTGAGTCCGTGGCGTCAAGAAGGACTGACAGCCGCACATCAGCAGTAGCAAGGCGGTCACGCAGTAGAGCCTGGTTGCGTTGGGCATCGGATAATTCCTTAGTGTGTTGTTGGTCGGAGCGAGCCAGGTTCTGCTCCAGAGCCAGGCGCTTTGTCTGCTCGGTGCGAGCCTGGGCTGCTGCGGCATTGCTGATCGCGGTCAGGTCCGTCTCGAACTGGGCGCCCTGCTCTGCCAGCACCTTCCCGAGGCGCCAATCCTGCACCTGCCACGCAACGCCGAAACTTACGGCCATGGCCACCATGATCAGCAGCACCGGGCCGGCCAGCTTCTGCACGGGCGTCATGCCAGCACCCGCAATGCCGTCTCATACAGCGCCAGGCGATCAGCTGCGCCATTCGGCATCTTTCCCTTGCTGCCCGTATTAATGAGGCTGCCGATGTTCTGGATGTCGCAAGCATCGGCCAGGGTGTTCAGCCCGTTCACGGACCAGTACCAGGCCGCCGACAGCGCTGCATATTGCGGCTGCTCCAACAACTCGGGGTGATTGATCAGGTCGACGCCCAGGGCTTCACCGCACGCACGATGGTTGTCCTTGCCAGTAATCTGGATTAGGCCGCGCCCTCGGTAGATATAGCCCTCGCCCGACGCCTCAGGACCATTGCCCATGCGGCCGCCATAGACGGCATTCCCCATGCGTGCCGAACTGCCGGCCAGCTCGGCGGCACGCGGCGCCAGGGATCGCCACCGGGAATCTGGGCTAGCGGCATTACCCAAGGCTATGATTCGGTCCGTTCAGTAGTTCAGGCTCTCGACCAGGCGCGTCAAATGGCCGGATTCATGCCCGACTTGGGCGATGAACGCCGCGATTCGCTTGGGCGTGACGATGCCGTACTTACTCATCGCAGTATTCAATACACCGACAAAAAGCCCGGCTTGACGGCCAGCGTTCGGGAGGATCAACAGTAACTGCTGCAGCGTGATAGACATGTTTTCTCCAGGCAAAAAAAAGCCGCCAACCGACGGCGGTTTCTAGTTAAACGGTTGTTTCAGTGAGTCACGTCAAAGCTGTAGAACCTTGACCTCCTTGGTTTTTTTCGCCTTCCTGCTCTTGGCCTTGGCCTTGGCCTTACCCTTTTTGCCGCCATTGCACTCGACGGTGGTCGACCAGCCTGCCTGGGTGAATACCTGCTCGACCGAGTCGATCAGGTATTCACAATCGATGCCGGCTTTGAAGCCAGTGGCGTTTACCGACCGCTCGGCAAACAGGTCGATACGACCAGGCATCTCGAGGCGCACCCCCGCCGAGGACCGATTGAAGGCAGTCAGCCGGGCCTTGGCCGCCTGTTCCGCTGCGGTTTTGTTGGGGTAGATATGACGGTCTGTGTGCACCGCCGGCAGCCCGTCGGGCGCATCCGTGTTGTCCAGGCTGATCAGCTTCAGCTCACCGCTTTTCTTGTCCTGATGCTTGGTGGCTACCGCCTTGTGCGTGTTGCGATCGCCTAAGCGGAACTGCCACCGACTGACATCGGCGGGCGTGATGGTGACGGCGCCCAAGGCCTTGCCGCTCGCACTGGTGCCGCCGTCGCGGGTCATGACAATCAAATTCCCATCGGCCACCTTGGCCGTGCAGTCGTGCTGCTTGGCAATGCGGGTGATGAAGTTGAAATCAGACTCGCTGAGCTGGTCTGCCCGGGGCACGTTCGTGGAGACGTTGCACACCGGCGCCCAGCCGTTGCGGGCAGCCACGTCGGCGACAATCTTGGACAGTGGCACATCTTCCCAGCTACCGCTGCGCACCGTCTTTCCGGTACCGCGCATGTCGCCGGCCTTGCCGCGCACGACGATGGTGTTAGGCGGGCCGGATAGCTTCGCTGCAGTTGCCAGGAGCTGCGCGTATTGGGTTTCGCCCGTGTACTCAGTTCGTGGCAGGCATGCAGCCTGACGCCATTTGTTCAACGCCTGATAGCTTCGATTGCATATCTTCGCGGCGGCTCCGATGCCACCAACGGCTTCAAAAGCGAACGCAACAGCGCTCGGAAAATTAGCGGGATCCAACATGCCAGTCTCCATTTATCAACTTTTGGTTGATTTTATAGATCAACTGACTATTGCGCAACCTTTGTGAGACGCTCAACTCATGGTTGATAAAAATGCACTCCGCGCAGCTTTCAGCGAGCGCCTACACGAAGCACTTGACGATGCCGACGTACGCAGACGAGGTCGTGGTGTGGACATCCATAATCACTTGAAAAGCCTAGGGGTTGATAAGACTACACAGGCAATCAGCAAATGGTTAAATGGCGAAGCTATAGCTGAGGCTGACAGCATGGTTGCGATTTGTTCTTGGTTGAAGGTTCGCCGAGAATGGCTGGAGTATGGTGTTTTACCGAAGAAACTGACCGGCGAGAGCAATGTTCGTTACTTAAATGTTGCAGATGGTAGCAACGTCAGCGAGATCAACCAGCGTTTTGGAAAGGTTCCGTTGATTTCTTGGGTTCAGGCAGGCGCTTGGTGTGAGACTGTCTCTAACTTTGAAGCCTATGATGCAGAATCATGGCTCTCTTGCCCTGTACCAATAAGTAGTCAAGGATATGCGTTGAAAGTACTCGGCGATTCAATGACGAATCCAGGACCAGGTCGTAGTTATCCAACAGGTTGCATTATATTCGTGGATCCAGAGGCAGAAACAAAGACAGGCGATCGAGTCATCGCCAGAGTTCCACGCACCAATGAAGCCACGTTTAAAATTCTAGTCGAAGATGCCGGACGGCAATTCCTGCGGCCTATCAACCCTCAATATCCGATCATTGACATCACCGAAGAAACTCACATATGTGGCAAAGTGGTAGGTTCGTTCATTCCCGAATAAAATTAGCAAACCCCATTCAAATAATCCCTTAGTTCGTCCAGTCCGATAACACGCCGCTCGAACTCGTACTGATATTTACCTTTATCAGCGCCTATGACCATAGGATTAGTTTTACCGGTTTCGCGAGTAATTAAGAGAGTAATAGCTCCAGACTCCCCTGCAAGCCGCGTCTCGTGCAAACAACCTGATTTAACTATATAACTCTCCCCTTTTGATATCGTCTTTTTAACAGCCCTCCCCAATTCTACTTTCATGTTAGTTTTCGTCAGCACAGACTTTATACCCGAATAAGTTGTCGAGTACGCCAAACGGTCCCCGCCAACTTTAAAGTCTGGATACTCA